CATAAGAATCAATTTCAGTGCTGTTAGCGGACGGGTAAAACCACCACATTTCGTTGAATGACGTATTGGGCGCACAGCGTATTTTGTTGGCATACGCGCGGTTGATGTTTTGAAAAACAACGTCCCAAACGGTGCAAACAAGTGGATCTGCACCGGAACCAGTTGTGCGGAAAAACCCGTTTTGACTCATCCAATAGACACTGTTCCCCAATCGACCAGCAGCTTTTTCACCAATCAAACCGCAGTTTGTTGCGACTTGGTTAAAACTGTAGACGTTTGGATAGCCGACATATTGCATGACCCACATGTCAAGGTCAGTCCAAAAAATGCCTTGTTGGTTTGCCTGCATGCCGCTAACAATTTTACTGCCCGTCGTTAGGCGGTAAGATCCAGCTTGATTGTTAACGGCAGCCGTCCATACGTTGTAATTTTGGACGTCAGACCAACGGATTAGGAGCGGATCTGACAAGCCAGTAAACGTCGAACCCCACGCCACCAATTGCCGCTGCGGCATGGCAACAAATACGCCCTGATTTTGCACAGGAGCATTTGAAATATAATTGGCGTTTTGAACAACAGAATTGGGCTGCCAAGCGTAAATGGGGCCACCGACAGGGTTTGCGATAAGGGTATCACCCCAATTGTCCAAAAACCAATCAGTAGCCGTCACAGGCGATCCTGCAGTCAATGCACCGATTGCGCTGCCACTATATGGGCCTGAACTGTATGCGCCAGAGCTATAGCCAGATGCTGGTGCAGGTGGCGGTGCGCCATAATAATAAAGGACGTTGACCTTATCGGTGTTAATAAATGCCGATGCCGTCGATGTCGGTGTGTTTGATGCAATGAATTGAAACGTGTTGGTGTCAGATACCGTCTGGATCGTATAAACACCTGACAATGTAATGCCGCCAATCGTCAATGCGACGGACGATGGAATATAAAATTGACTGCCTGCTACATACCCATGATTAGGGAAATAGGCGGTAACGATTGGCGAACCGCTTGTAACAGATAGATATGGTGTTTGAACGGTAAACGTAGCCGTCTGTGTGCCAGATTGTGATCCTGACGTATTGATTAGCGTACCAGTTGGTGTTGCTGACACGTTAAATGTCGTGCCGCCACCAGCCAAATTTGTGATGTTTCGGACAAAGTATTGCGTACCAGCAGTCAAACCCGTTGGCAGTGCGCCCGTTGTCGTAAATACAACAGTTGTATCAGTTGGTGGCGCATAAGTGGTTGTTACAACAGCAGGTGATGCAATCGTAATCGTGGCAGTTGATGAGTTTGTGTAGGTGGCGTTTGATTGAGCCACAAATTGGTAATTGTTAGCGTCAGTAACTTGAGTAATGGCATAAGGGCCATTAAGAATAATGCCGCCGACAAAAACAGGCACTGTAAAATACACGTTGCTGTAAACATTTAGGTTGCTACCCGTATTGTTTACAGAAATTGTTGCGCTACCTGCAGTCGTGGTTATGCCGCCTGTAAAACTTGATGACTGTGTGCGGGGCGTAATGTCACGGGTTGTTGACCCGTAAATTGCATACAAATTACTTTCAGCACCAACACCAAGATAAGTGTTTGCGTTTGTGTCTTCCCACGCCTTTAAAGCCCTTACAGTCGATGCAGACTGAAATGGCAAGCTTTGTGGATATTTAACCCAGCCGCCCAATTTTTGCGGCACGGCGCCATTTCCGTCAGGCAAAAAGCGGATTAAATTGCATGAAGAAATTGAAGCCTCATTGAGGGTTGGCGTCTTAGTCGTATCGACGCCAGGCAACAATTTCAATGACATATGGGGCATGTTTAACCCCTTGTCGGCGTGGCAACGACGGCAGGCGAGTAAGACGCCCAACCAGTTGACTGGAATTTTTTGCGTGCTTCTTCAACGCCAGCACCCATCATGAGGGTTTTATACTGCGTCTCATAACTTTGCGCCATTTGCGGATCGTCAGCCTCTTTACCAAAATTGCGTTGGTATGCGCTGACGTAAACCATACTTGCCATGATGAATAAGTCAGGCAAATAGGTGCTGATAAAGGTTTGTGAATTGGTCGAAGACAAGCTTTGCGGACGAGCCGTACCTGTCACCGTTACGCTGTAATTTTGGTCTGGATATGGGCCAAAAATGATATTTTGACTGGTCAAGCCCGTCGTAGCCTGATCGCCGCCATAAACAGCAAATACGGTTGGAAGGCCAGTTGACGCACTGTTATTGTATACATTTTGAATAAATTCTTTGGATACAGGCAAAACGGAATTGTTCAACGTGCCGCTTGTGATACTGATGGTTTGGATGGTGATGAAGTCACCGGTCGGGATGGTCAATTGATTTGATCCAGCCGTCATCATGTATGTGTTTGCATACTGCGTCGATAAAAAATCCAAATCGCGGCAAATGCGATTTTCCGCATAGGTAATCATTTGCGGCAAGATTGACTGGTAATTAGTGTCAGTTACAGGCACAACCGCCAATGTGGCGATTTGGCTGACGTAGGTGGTGTATGTGAGACCTGTCGTCATCGTGTGCTGCCCATGTTCACTAATTTTTTATTATATCACGCAAATTTGTTATATGCATCAGCCAATTTTACGTCATACTTGTTCACTTCATATTGAGGGCCGTTATAACCCTTAGCAAATCCAGCCCAATTCTTATTTTGCAATTCATCAAGCAACCCCGCTGCCTTGATGAATGCGGCCATTTGACGAAGTTGCTTCAATTCCGATTCCATGGCGTCTGTGACCATATCTTGGACATCGTCATAGCCAACCATTTTGTGGTTGTTGCCCATAATTTGACCAAGTCCCCATGAAACAGACCGTAATGCAGCGTCCAAATCAATTTCGCACGCAGCTTCAATTTCTGCATAAACGGCATCAGATCCGTGCGGATAAGGCTTTTCACCCCATTTAGGGTAAGCCAAACCGGCATCAACGGCTTGAGCCTGTTTGTCAGGTTGATTAGCCAAGAATTTATAAAAATAATGGCGCTCAAACAACGCTTTAGGACGTCCTGCAGCATCAAACCCACTCCCACCCGTTTCAACGGTCAATACGGCCCGCAGGGCCGCGCTATCGACATCCAATTCATCGGCGACCGTCATGAAGTCAGCCGACACCAATTTTTGAGCTGCACCTTTAAAATTCATCATTTGCCCCCATTGTGCGGCGTTGAATGGTAAATCATTTCCGACTTGCTTTCGCTGTCGGCAGATGAGCCAAAATAAAAAGACAAAACCAGCTCTGCCTTGGCTGACAGGTAGCCGATCAATGTGCCAGCCATGGCTGACTCGATCTTCGCATAGCCAAGCAAAGTGCCAATTGTTACCACCACAAAAGCAGAAATGATAATCGTGGCGAGGCTGGGTACCAACATGGATTTGTTGGCCATTTGCATATTGCGAGCTGATTCACGATCCTTCTCCGCTATTCTTACAAGATCAATATCCAATGACTTCATTTGCACTTTAAAGTCATTATCAGCCCGTTTGATCGCAGCAATCTGATCAGGTGTGGCGACTGCCAATGCGGCATTAACGTCGTCTTCTGAACCATCTGGGTGGCCAAGCAGGGCCGTAGATAAGGCTTTGACGGCCATACCAGCGACAGGCCCGCCGAGGGCAGTGGCGATAGTCGGCGCCACGTTTTCAATCAGTTTTCCAAAAACACCGAGATCCATCAGTTCACCCTCTCTAAAAACATGGCGCCAACGATCAGCATGGCAACCAAAACGCCAATAACGATCATAAAAACAGCGGCAGCCTCTTTAATTTCTTCCATGCGGGCTTCGGATGCGCGTTCCTCTTCCCACTTTTGCCGTTCAATTTCCTTGCGAATTTCAATCACTTCGCGTTGCACTTGATCCCAAGCCGCCAATCCAAATTTACCGACAAAAAGGTTTTTTGCCTTCAAGGCCAAATCCTGCGCCTCTGCCTTGGCCGCATAACGCTCCATGGCAATTTGTTCGGCGCTTTTGTTGGAAAAAATGTTTGTCGATGGCTTTTCGGCAGAAATGTGCGTCAGGCTTGCGACACTGCCCCAAAGGTCGGACAGATCTTGCGCCATGCCTTGAATTTCTTTGCCTGCAGCAATGCCCGCCTGAATGCCAGCATAAGCCGCCTGCGCCACAGCAAGGATTGAGAGAGGGTCCACAGGATCTACTCTCTGTTTTTAATTTCGTTGATCATAACCCAAATGCGATAGGCGATAAGTATTGCACCGCCTAAATGCAGAAATAGCACAAGCCATTCATTCAAACCTGCCGCCCACAGGGGCATCGACATAACACCACCTGCCAAAGCTGAATCTATAACGAGATTGGTGTTATGGTCGTCTGTCATGTTATGCCTGCGGAGGTTGATCTGCGGGAGGGGTGAACTCTTCTTCAACAGCCTTTGCAGCGGCAACAATTTGTGCCTCGGCCTTGTTTTTGATCTTATGGATCAAGTCAGCAACTTCAGCGTATGGCTTTGCAGCCAATGCCGTAAGGATTGAATTGATCTCTTCAACTGTGTGTTCAAGATTGATTGGGTTTGTCATTGTGTCCTCTTATTCGTACAAAATATTAACTGAACCAGCATCAAATGTGTCTGTGCCGTTGACGGTGGTAATACGGACAAGGTTTAAAACACCACCTAATGCAATAACTCCTGAAGTGGAACCAAAATAAGGAACAACGGAAGAATACATTGTTCCTCCCCCACACATCCAAGTATTCCCAGTTATATTCTGAAATATCATTGTACCATATCGTAAATCAGACGCGGAAACACCTTGCGTGGTAAAACCAGTTGTAGCAGTAATAACAGCAGTTCCATTCGCATTATTAATATATCCGTTTGCACAAGTATAACCAGTAGTTGTAGGCGTTCCACCTGTTCCTAATTGCACTTGGACAAGAGATGTTCCACTTGTAGAAACGCCATTAAACATCACAGTAACACGCTTTACCCAAGACGGGACACCCGTAAAGTCAATGCTTGTCCCGCTGGTAGATGCCTGAGCAGTTCCAGAAACAATAGGATAAAGCGTCCCTGTCGCAGCGGCAATGGTGCTGGAACCTGTAATGGTCCCCGTGACAGATGTGTTTCCATTTAACGTACTTGTCCCAGTCACAGTTAGGTTTGCACCCGCAGTGACGTTCCCGCTGCCATCTAACGTAATGTTGTTGGTGGATGATGCACCATCTTTAATGACAGTAGCTTGTAATGTTCCACTCATAATTATCCCCTGTTAAAGCGTGATAGCGCGTAATGCAGCTGTGGATTGTGCGGCGGCGATGGCGGATCGTTTAGCGGTCAAATCAGCAAGAAACGCTTCGTCAGTAACAGCATTTGCAATGCCTGCCAATGTATTGAGTTGACGCTTTTGTGCCTCCTGTAATGCATCAGCGTTAAACCGCGCCAGCTGGATTGCACGAGCTGCTTCCAGATCAACCGTTACAGAGTGGCCGGCCATGCGCCATGCATCAAAAAAGTCATTTTCGCCTTGTGGCAAAGAAGATGCGTCAACAACAATTGCGTGTGCGGGGCAATCTTTTGCCATCACATCTTCAATTCGCAATTCACCCGTTGGTATGCAAACCGATACATTGCCATTCTCATTGGTGTATATAATAACTTGTGTCATAATGGCTCCCTAGTTACCAAAAACTGCCAACTGCAAATTACCAGCATCAAAATTAGTTCCCGCTGTATTAAAAGTATAAATTCTAAACAAACTTGTTGTTCTAGCTGTCACACTATCTACTGTTTCAACTAAATATCCAGAAGAGTAACTAGGAGCCGTACCAGACAAACCTACGACAGCATAAGTTGAAGTTGCTAAAGCTGTTGTCATATTTATAGTATAGTCTCCAGCTCCATTTCTTGTTACACTAGAAATGTTGTAACTGGAATTTATAGTTTGCGTTCCGCCGTTATAAGACAACCAAGCACGGGTATTGGTACGGCTGTTTACATAACCAGCGGTATTGCTAACGGTTGTGCCGCCGACTTGAAGGTTGCCGGAGGTGTCAATACGCATAGCCTCTGTGCCGCTTGTTAGAAAAGCAATAGGGTTATAGGCGTTATTGTCATTGTTAATGCCAGAGATTGTTGCAACACTTGACGCATACTGCACCCTAATACCAGCTTGGGCTGTAGTGCCGCCGCTCAATTGTATGCCGCCGCCAACAACTGCTAATTTTGACCCAGAAGGAATAGAAGCTGTCCCAATCCCTACGTTCTGAGACGCGTCCACATACACTGCTTGCGTACCATTGGTTGCAATAGCAGCGGAGGTTGTCGTTGGAAAATACAGGCCAGTGTTACCCGCACCAGAGCTTTCCGCAGGCGCAGCAGCCGTGCCGTTTACGTTTGATATGCCAGTACTACCGTTAATTGTAACTGCCATGTTACCCTCTTAAAACTCAATAATGCAAAGACCGCCGGTACCAGACCCAGCAGATGAACTTCCACCTGCCCCACCAGCGCCATATCCCGTACCGTTGCTGCCAGCTGTTTGATTGATTGTAGTATTTGCACCACCCGTCCCAAACATATTGGAGCCACCATTCCCAGCGTTAGTTCCAACGCCAGCCCAAGTGAACCCGGGCATACCAAATCCACCTTGAATGTTAATTGTTCCGCCTGTTGCAGTGCCGCCTAATACAGAAATAGCGCCATTTGTAGCACCCGCCGCACCGCCGTATGCGACCAAGTTTGCTGGCGACCCTACTGTGGAGTTTCCACCCGCGCCACCACTAGCGCCTGCGCCAATAAGAATTGCGATTGTAGCGCCCGGGGTTAAACCTGTTACAACTTTAATAGCAATACCACCAGCACCGCCGCCACTTGCAAGATAACTTCCCTGCAATCCACCAGAAGCACCGCCGCCTACAAGGGTAAATTTAGCAACTGTGATGCCGGTCGGTACTGTCCAA